GCACGCTTGCCGGGGTAGTCAGGTAGTTCTCCAAATACGTCAAGGATGTCTTTCATGCTTTAAACGCCCACGTTTCTTTTTCAATATAGAAACCTTGAACAATTTGATTAATGGACTCATCACTCCATGCCAGACCAAGTACCTTGTCCTCAGAAACCACCTCAACAGTTTCCTTAATGGCATCCCAATTACCTGTGCTCTTTGCCCAGTCCTCTGCTCCTTGGGTGTCAAAGGAACGGGATACACGGCGCTCACGCTTTAACTTGGTGTCACCAATCTGTACCCACAGATGACCCTTATCATCGACAACACCATGCTCAATGACAATGTCGTTTAATTCTTTCTTCAGGCTGTTAGTGCGCTTTTCAATGTCTTCAAGAACTTCTTTTGCTTTCTTGTATTCTTCAGCAAGGCGTTGAACATATTCAACATTCAATTCAGTTTCTGATTGTCGTTTTACTACACGTGTCATTTTATACCTCTGTATTTTTTAGGAAGTCGGATAGGGTACCAAGGTTTAGTTCAAACTTACCTTGTTCGTCATACCCCTTGTCAAGGAATGCTTCGTTAATGCCACGTTTTTGCATGAGCATTTCGTATTGCCGTTCTTCAATAGAACCCTTCATTACGAAGGATGTAATTGTGACATGGGGGTGTGTCGAAGATAGTCGGATGATTCGTGCGTCTCGCTGGTCCAATTTTCCAGCCGACCAAGGGAGGTCATAAGAGATAAGGTAATTGGCTTGTGGTAAGTCCACCCCATAACCTCCCGCATCTGAGGATAGAAAGAGCCGAACATTAGGGTCGGTTTGGAACTGGGTCTTAGCACGGTCTCTTTCATCCGCTCCCATACCACCCATGAAGAGTACGCTGTTTGTAAGTCCTTGAGTTGCTTCTTTGATAAGCCGTAGGTTCTTCTTAAAGAACGAGAATAGAACCACTTTGTTATTTGGGTCTTCATTAAGTACATCCGTAATGTAAGAAAGAACAGCATCTAATTTGGGTGCCTTAGCGGACGAGGGGACCCACCCTGCTTTGACGACGTTTGAAGCGTATTGACTGCCCTCTGTACTTTGCGTGGGGTCGTCATAAGCCTTTGCGCTGTCCATAACCAGTTGAGGATTATCACACAACATGCGAAGGATAGTAAGACGAGCCATGATTTGCCCTTGCGCATCGTTGCCACCACCCCCGTTATAGTGCGTCCAAAGGTCAAATCCTTTTCCATGACTAGTAATCGCTTTCTGAATTTCGTTAATAAGGTCTGCGGAAATCTTCTCATACGCCGATGCTCCTGCATTGTCAAACGCAACGGGAACTACTTGATTAATGACTTGAGGCAGTTGGTCAGCAATGTCTGCACGTGTCTTTCGCACCATAGCGTCCGTTAAAGAGTTGTTTAATGATTGCAAGTTCCTATAACGCACTGGAGCACCGAAGTGGTTACGGACAATGAAGGTTCGGTCAAAGACGTCAAACCTGCCCAAAACAGTTGGGTCGACAAATTCCATAATAGAAAACAATTCTTCTGGTTTGTTCTCGATGGGCTGACCTGTCAATGCAAAACGGTATGGAAACTTCTTTCCTAATTTCTTGAGCATCTTGGAACGCTTTGCACTAGGAGACTTAATGATTGTTGCTTCATCAATAACAATGGCATTGGCATTAAGTGCAGTGACGTACTTCTCGTCGTTCAACAAGACCTCTGGGTTCACAATAATGTAATTACAACGAACTGCGGTTCTCCATAAGACCTCCCGTTGCTTTGGTGTGCCATCAATAACCACAGCAGTCGAGTCAGTGAACTTCTTTATTTCACGAAGCCACTGGTACTTCAATGATGAAGGCACTACAACCAATACCTTGTTTACTTCTTTGTTGCCAATCAACTCTTCAACTGCGGCTAATGTTGTTGGTGTTTTTCCAGCACCCATGACCATGGCAAGCAACATCTGCCCACGGTCAACCATGCGGTCTTTTGACTCTTCTTGAAATGGGTACAAGGTTCCTTTAAACATTTAGAGCCACCACGGAATAACTGATGCGTTAGTTACTGCAAGTTCTATATCGCTGTCTGTCATCTCACCAATGTCTTTAGCGTCAGTGTGCTTGTATTGCAACCAGTAGGTACCGTTACGTGCCAAAGGCATTGATTTAAATATCTGCTTGGCACTGCCAATACCTGCCTTGTCATTATCTAAAGCAATGATGACCTTGTCTGCAACGTCAAATAAAAGACGTATCTGCTCTGATGTGATGGTGGCACCAAATGAAGCAAGGCACTGTGCTCCATCAAAAGACGATGCAAACCTAACTACGTCTAAAGGGGACTCAACCAAGATGGCTGTCGAGGACTTGAACTTCTCAATACCAAACAAAGTGTGTCGCATCTTTATTCCCTTGGGATGGTTACGCACAAAATCTTTTGACTTTTCTTGCCACCCAAGTAGACCACCCTCAGGGTCGATGACTGGGATAATCCATGAGTGTTTATCAGGGTTCCACCTGATGCCATGGCTACGTGCCGCTTCTTGTGTAATGTCTCTGCTCTTCAGGTACTTCGACGGAACGTCGGTGTAGTGAAAGTACATGTTGTTATCAATGTCAGGAATCTTTTCCCACTTCGGCATTGTCAATTGATTGACATTATGTTCCATAAGCATCATTAATACTTCTGGAGACTCTGCGTCTGCTCCTGTCATCTCTGCAATCAAGTGCCCAAGGTTTCCACGTGCTCCACAGGAGTAGCACAACCACAATCCACTTTCGGCATTGATATAGAACGAAGGATTGTTGTCTTCCTTGCCCGTGCGCTTTACATGCACTGGACAGCGAGCCTTAATCTCTTGACCCGCTTTAACGACCTCTATACCGATGTTGACGAGAAGGTCAGTGATGTCAGTAGTACCAGTCATCGCCACGCTCATTCTCCTCTCCTACTTCCGTAAAGTCCATATTTTCCCAATCCCATTTGATACGCACTTCGCCTTTAGGAGCCGCACGTGCCAAGATAACCCTGATGATTGACTGGTTGTCAATGTCAGGGTCTGACTCAACACCAAGAACCAAGTCGGAGTCCTGTACAAATGATGATGAATAACCAATTGCATCTGACGTAATGGCACGGGATTTCTTGTTGCCCAACTTCCACGCTAGTACCTGAGTAGTACCAATGATAGGGACATCAAAACGCTGTGCAAGGCGCTTCAGACCTCGTGTGATGTTCGTAAGAGCCTGTGGGCTTCCCTTAGGCTCACCGTGCTCGTCATCCATCAAATAGACGCCGTCAACGATGACCAACCCCGGGCGATACTGCTGTAACTTTCCTGCAATAGCACTGACTGTGGTCAATGAAGACGCATCCTCCGTCATGATGAACTCTTGCATGTTTCTGCGAATCTTAATGGAGTCTTCAATCTTTTGAATCTCCCCCATGTTTAAGTCCCCACGCATAATTCGTGTATGTGACACGCCAGCAACAAGGGCGTCATAACGTGCTTCTTGTTCTTCAATACTCATTTCAAATGAGATGTACAGAGGGACTATGCCGTGGCTGTGTGCCGCTTGAGCCATGATGAGTGTCATCAATGACTTACCCTTCTTTGCTTCACCAACAAAGGTAATCAACTGTTGTGGGCGAAACCCTGCGGTGATTCTGTCAAGACCATTAAACCCTGTTGGTATTCCACGGAGACCATTGGGAGTCTCACGCATAATCTTGTAACGCTCAATACGCTTTTCCCAAGTATCAATTAAGTTGACGTCACGAAGATGAGCAACCTCAAGTTGTGCTTTCTGCAAACCTTCCGACAAGATTTGAATAGCAACATCTGTCTGGTTGTTCGACAGCATTGGTGAAGCATTAGCAACTGAAATACTGAGTTGTTTGTGTTTGTACGAAGAATAGATTTCATCAATCAAACGGGCAAAAGGTTCTGCCTCTGCATTGACTAATTGGATGTCACCAAACTGTTGTTTAAGAACACGTGTTGTAGGAACGGCGCTGTACTCACGCCAGTAACCAAGAATCCATATAAGCATCTCTGACCACTCATTGGAAAGGTGGTCGGGACGTACACCAGCATCTACTACTTCAGCAACGCTGGCAGTCTGGATAATTTTGGAAATTAATAGGTGTTCACTACTAGCCATTATGGAGTCCACGCAGTATTCGTTTGTAGGACTGTGGAACGTATTCCAAGTACCTTTGCGTGTTCTTCATTTGTGACATAGATGGTCCTGATTGCTCGCTGGAATCTCAGGTCGTACTCAAGAAGTTCAACGCTGGGATAAAAATAAACGGGTGTAGATATTCCCTTACGAACTAACCAGTTGTCAATGACCGGAGCCGCATCTTCATGGAGAAATGTGTACACGTCTGTTCCTAGACCCAACCGATTTACAGAATCGGAAAGAGCCTTTAGTGGCATCTCATGTGGCGTCCACATACGCAACACGCCTTCCCAATTACCACGTTTACGTTGAATATTTTCAAGAACTGATTTTGGACCTTCAGGTGGAGATGCTAGAAGACCTTCAAAGACAACCGCTTGCGCTAACGAGGAGTATGCGCTGATGTCATTCCCCTGCATTATTCTCCATCCACTGCGAGATGCGATAATCCTCATTGCGTAGGGGGGCTAAGTAGCAACACGACGTAAGAATCGATGACACACCCTTGCCGTACATTGAATCCAACTGTTGTGGTTTAAGTGTGCTTGTCACAATGGTTGTCAACTTTTCGTGATATCTACTCTCAATAAGAGATGAGATTGCACGGCGTGTAAAATCTGTAGGACGCTCTGCACCAAGTGAATCAATCACCAAGATGTCAAACACTTCACGCATGTACTTCATTGTGTTGGGGTCTTCGTAACCCTCGGGCAGTTCATCACCGAACTTGATTTCGTTGTAAGCAAGTTGGATGTACTTGTCTGCTGTAATGAACGCCCCACACAGTGGATACTTGTAAACCACTCGCTTGAGTACAGCCTGAGCAAGGTGCGTCTTCCCTGAACCATTAGCACCGACGATGTACAAACCTTGTCCGTCTTCTACTTGCTTTTCTGCGGTATCAACCCATTTGTTGATTAACGAAAAAGTGTCGGCGTCGTTCTTCAACACCTTAAAAGAATCAAGAGTGTCTTGGCGAAACCTCTTTGGAATCTGTGTGTTGCGCACACGCTCTTCAGACTCACGGTTTCTCCAATAGCGCTGGCTACGAAGTTCGGTCATCAGAGCCTCCTATCGACTTCAATATCATCATACGTGCTGGTCTCGGTTGAGGGCACTTGGTTGCTGAGGCGGTCTAGGTTAGCAAGAAACCCTCTCCATGGTGCAACCCCATTTGGAAGTGGTTTGCGAGAAATCTCTAGCAGGAATGAATCCATCATCGCACGGATGTCGGGAACACTGTGACCAGCCTCTTTTAATTTTTTCAACCCAACCATCATCGCACGTGGGTTAACGGGTGAATTTAATTTACCCCACACGTCTCGTGGAAGCATATCGTTGAAATAATAAATGAGGCTTGTCAGGTTATCCTGACGGGAGGTTTTTTTCTTAGCAACTGGGGGTGGTCCATCGGGGTCTGCACCAATCGGTACTCCCCAATCATCGGCTGGTTGCTTTCTCACTGGATGGTTCCTACTTCCAAGTCCTCGTACCCAGATTTTTTCTTCTTGATATGGGTACTCTTATTATTACTCTTGTTATTAACTCTTACTTGGGTGTCACCCGTGTCACTAGGGGTAGTGTCACCAGTGTCACCACTAGTAGTGTCACCCATGTCACCACCTAGTGTCACCTGTGTCACTACCTGTAGGACCTCAGGGTTGTTGAAGTTAATGATGAAAGCATTGGACATGTTGTGACCTTTTGTCCCTCGATGGTGTCTGATAACCACCCCTGCCGATTCAAGGCGCTTAACAGCCCTGATGACTGTACGCCTGTCAACACCAACCTGTTCTGCGATGTACTGGTAAGACGTCGTGGTGGTTTGGGTGTCGGGCTTCATGTAAACCAGCAACTCAAGAAGAACAGCCTTTGCCGTCGAATCCCCTTGCAAGTATGGAAGAACCCATCGTGGAAATGCTAAGAATGCTCCACCAAACTTATTTGGTTTTGGCTGTTGGTTACTCATATGTTGCTCCGAGGTTTGCGACGGCTGGGGTAACGATGATACACTCTCCAACAACGTATTGTCGCCTCCTACAGACATTCGTTACCTCCAATGGTTGGTCCCTTTGGTTGGTTGCTCAGGCTAAGGACTGGGGTGCTTAGTTGTGCCCCAGTCTTTAGTTGTTTATGGGTGTAAATTGTGTAGATGGTTAAATTATTGCTGTTTTTCTTTCGTAAAAGAAATAGCGACGAATGCTGTTGCGGTTGCATGCCCATTGACTAAGATGGTGTCGTGGAGCACCAATACGAGATACGACCAATTGAATCAAAGGAGACGTACGAGTTCCTCCTGAATATCCATTACGCCAAGCGCATACCATCGATTAGTTATGCATATGGATTATTTCGTGATAGTGAATTAGTCGGAGTTGTTACCTATGGTACGCCCCCTTCATCAACCCTGTGCCGTGGTGTTTGTGGTGACGAATACCAGAAGTCAGTTGTAGAACTGAACCGACTTGTTTTGCGGGACAACCTTCCTAATGAAGCGAGTCGCCTAGTGGGTAGCAGTTTGAAACTATTACCACAGCCAAAGATTGTCGTGTCCTTTGCAGACAACGCTCAAGAGCACACGGGGTATGTCTACCAAGCCACCAACTTCCTCTACACGGGTCTATCTACCAAGTTCAAAGACCCACGAGTTAAGGGGTTGGAGCACCAGCACCATGCCACCTATGCCCACGGGTTGACCAATAAGCAGGTCATTGAGAAGTATGGGGAAGAGAACGTCTACTTTGTAGAGCGCTCCAGAAAGCACCGCTACGTCATCTTTGTAGGCAACAAGACCCAAAGAAAAGTCTTGCGTAATGCACTAAAATATAAAATACACCCTTATCCAAAGGTAGGAACCAATGGCAACTAAAAAAGACCCACGTTTAGAGCGTGCAGGTGTTTCTGGTTATAACAAACCAAAAGCAACTCCAGACCATCCAAAAAAGTCTCACGTTGTTGTAGCCAAAGTTGGCGACCAAGTAAAGACCATCCGTTTCGGTGAGCAGGGTGCTGACACAGCAGGAAAGCCCAAGGAGGGCGAGTCTGAGCGCATGAAAGACAAGCGTGCTTCCTTTAAGGCTCGCCATGGTAAGAACATTGCCAAGGGCAAGATGAGCGCCGCATATTGGGCTGACAAGGTGAAGTGGTAATGGCTCCGTCCAAAGCAAAGAGTCCTAAGAAAACTGCTAAGTATTACGAAGACAACCCTGAAGCAAAGGCTAAGAAGGATTCTTACAACAAAGATTTCAACAAGAAGCCTGAGCAAAAAGCCAAGCGTTCTGAACTTGTACAAGAACGTCGAGACCGTGGTGTCTATGGCAAAGGTGGCAAGGATATGTCTCACACTAAAGATGGAAAGATTGTTCCAGAATCACCTACCACTAATCGTGGTCGTAATCGGGGAAAGAAATAACTAAGCAGTCTTTAGTTCTTCTATAAGCCATTTAACCATAATTGGTGGCAATGGGTGGCACTGTACTTCTCCGTTTTGTAGCCATGTAAAGAAGCCATTTCCAATATCACTTGGATTGTGCACATCTGCTGATGCAATGAACTTTCCAGCCATGTCTGTGTCAATGTCAACTTCTCTATTGTCATCACTTAATGAACAAATGGCATCTACAATTTCTTGTTTAGTGATTCGACCAAGGTTCTCAATACCAATTGCTTTAGCCTGACGGCGCAGAACACCAATGTTCATATTCATCAATTCATCACGGGTAAAGGCTGTAAGGTTTTTTTCTTCCTTAACTGGCTTTGGTGCAATAGGGAGGTCTTCCTCAACCTCTTCTACTTTAGGTTCGTCTGAACCATCTACAACGATTGGTGCAAGACCATCTGACAAGTCCTTCATAGGTACACCTGCATCAGCCGCCATGATTGCCAAGCGCTCTGAGTTTTCAGGTGTCTCTTCATCCCACAGGAGAAGGAGGGTTCCACCACTGCGCTTCAAAGATGTGATGATTGCTTTGGCAGGGTCATCATTAACTTGGACACCCTGTGCTAATGACAACAATGCTTTTGGTGCGTTGTCATCAATGCGGTGGTATGCAATGAACTTTGCTTCATTGTCTGCAAGGAAGTCATAGACCGTGGTTACGGCTCCTTGAGGCTTACGCCGTGCATGGATGAGGAATGTTATATTCTCTCCATTTACGTCAAGTAATCCATCCAAGACGATTTTGGGATTGACATCCCCACTACCCAACACTCCGTAAATGTGGTCCTTATTGTTGCTCATGCGAGTCTCCTATCTAGGTGAACGTCGTCCCGCAGAGTCCCCAATCAAAGTAATGAATCGTAGGACGCCGTGGCACGTCCCAGCAAGTGTAGCCACAGCGAGACCCGAAGTCCACCTGTCAGGCATATGTGTGACAAACGCCACTATGTATCCAAAAACAATACCAGTCAACACTTTGACCCATGGCATGGCTTCTTTGGGTGACAAGGCATCAAGTAGTTGGACAATTTTGTAAACGGCTAATGCACCAATTATGTAGTTCATGTCTTTCCGGGGACCCAATCAAACCTAAGTTGAGATGTGTTTGCAGGGTCAAAGGTTATTGTAACAGGCATAATGGACGAACAGATTCGTTTAATTGCTTCCTGTGTTTTCTTTCTTTGAACAGTAAAGGTGCTGTACGAGGCGTTCTTAGTTCCAGACCATGTGTGGTCGTTGAAGTTGTTTTGAAATAGGAATCCACCGAAGTCACTTGACCCATCAAAATACTCACCGTAGTTATTTGGTTCAAGCATCCAGTCATCAACAGTTACAGAGTGCCCAGTTGGGATAGAGAAGTACAACACAGGGTAGTAGGTACCTGTGGTTGTTGGTGTTGTTACTTCCCAAATAGGTCGTGCGCCAACATACTTGATAGGAGTAACCGCAGAAAGTGTTGGCAGGGTTGTCATTGTGCTGGAGGATAGAAGACCACCACCGTAATATGTTGTGGCTCCTGTAGGTGTTATTTCAGAGGACATATAATACTGAGTCCCTGCTTCAGCAGGTATGGCTACTTTAGAGATTAAAGCCACCTTCGCAGTTCCTGTGCCACTAAATGACATGATTAATTTTCCAGACGAGTTTACTTTTGTAATTGTTTGGTCTGAAAAAGTGTCCCACGTGGTTCCCGCTGTTCCAAATAGGTGGGGGTTACCAATAAGGTTTGCTCGTTGAGCATGGATAGTTGCCTGATAACCAATACCAGCAACATTAGTAAAGGAAACACGGGCACCACTAAGGGCGGTTAAGTACCCAATAATTCCATCAATAGTTCCTTTACGTCGTCGGAGAAACCCAATGTCATGAAGAAGGGCACGTGTTCTGGCTACACCGACGTCTTCTACACCAACTTCTAGCCCAACTAGTTTGGCAAGTTGGTCAACCCCTTCTGCCTCTGCAAGAAGGGGGTCATGTCCAAGAAACACACTTTGAATAAGTGTTCTAGTTCTATCTAACTCAAAACCAAACACTGACAAGAACTTGTACAAGTCCCCACCGTCTTGTTCACGGTAATACTGTGGGATACGTTTCCACAAACTATCAGTAGAGCCATAGTCCGTAGGGACAAGTGTTTCAACTGATGCAAATTTTTCATACCAATATCCACCACCATCTTGGTAGTAACGACCAAAAAGTGTGTAGTACGCCCACTGACCTTCGGCAACGTTTGGGTGAATTACTTGAAAATTACTAAGGTTTACGTCTACTGCGTTTTCATCATAAAAAACTTCATCTCCTGCATTTGCAGATTCGGGATAACCCAGATTTGAATACCGAAGCATCAAACCAATAAGACCAGATGAGCCAGAAAGTAGTGCTTCTGTAGTAGGTGCTTCAGTTAACTCCCATGAGACAAGAACAGTATTGTAGTCAATCGCAGTTGCTTCAAATAATGATTCTTGTTGTGCATCAAACGCAATAATGAAATCGTTAGAACGTATTGCCTTGTCATTATCTTGAAGAGCAGTAGATACCCCTGCTATTTCTTGAAAGTTTGAACCACCACGTGCGTATGACCCAACACCAATAGGGTCTCCACCAGCGAGAGTGTCACGACGTGTGCGAAAAGAAACTCTAGCCATTGCTATACCTCAGACCCTGTAATACCACCTGTGCTAGACGTGAAGATAGGTAGTCCATCTGACGGGATGTAGAGCAAGTTACCCGTAGTAGCGGTGACTCCTTGGAATGAGCCACTTGAGTCAATTACGTCGGTACTTCCCTTAGTAAATTGAGAAATGGTAACGTAATCAACTCCCGTAGTGTTCATGATTGTTCGGTAAAGGGTTCCAAGAGAAACGCTTCCACTGAACTCCACATTGTCAAAAACAAATAAAGACCTAATAGCATCAACTACATCGCTCTCCACTGATTGTCGGATATACCCATCCAGAACCTGAAGTGCAAGTTTTACACGAACACGGTTAAGGGAAACAGCCGACGTTACAGATACAGTGATTCCAGCGACTGTACGTGTTGAAAGGTATGTACTAACGGCTTCTTCAACGGCAGTGTTTGCCGCAATTGTATTTTGCGCAATTGTTCGTGATGAATAGTCTGTTTCATTACTAACTACCCGAAGGGTAACGGTGCTACCACTAACAGTTGCAGACGCTATGCTGATACCGGGGACACGTAGGGCAAGGTCAGCATAGTCTTGTAGAGAAACAGCACGGTCTTGGGTACGGAAAGACAGTGGTATGTTTGTCTTCATACTACTTATTGACTCAGAGTCACTACCACCAATAAGTGGTGCCACATTACCAACGACTACGACACCATTTAGGCTAGAACCTGTCGAAAGGGTTCCTTCAAACGCCTTAATTGAGTACGCAGGAAGGTTACCTGCGTCTCCTCGACTACGCCTATAGTTAACTATAATCTCAGCATTAGGAACAGGAATTGCTCCGTTAACACCATTACCAAAGACAACTACCGAGCGGTCAGTAGCGGTTGTCTCTAAATAAAACACTTTTTGTGAAGACGTTGTTTCAAGGACTCGGTCTACAAAAGCGTACTCAACATAATCACCATTTTGTCCTTCTGCTACATTTACTGTTACGCTTGAACGAACAACACCAGAGTTTCCTAACTGAATCTGCTGGCTAAGTTTTCCTGATGCGGTAAAGTATTCTTCATACCTTTCACCTTCAGTTACTTGAACAGTAATTAATGGGGTAGATACCTTTGAGTAAGCAATAAAGTTCGTACCAGATGTAGCGTCAAAATATGAACCACTTACGGTACTAGTAATAGCAATAGGATTGTCAAGGGTAAAAACAACAGAAGTTGCGGATGAGTTTCGGGGTGTTGCAACAAGTCGTGTGTATTTAGGAATAAGAACAGGTACCGTGTCAGTACCAACGCTGTTAGCGATGTTTAGTGTTACCTCACCACGTGCAGGTGTTCGACTACTAGGGATGTAGTCCATTAAAGACGCAATAGCCAAAACGCTTTCACGTTGAGTAGCAGTTGTAAGGTTAGACTCACCTGCCGCACGGTCAACATAATAATGAAGAATGTCTCCCATGTACGCCCAAAGGTCCACAAAAACCATACCAAAGTCGGAGGCGTCACGAGATGTCCAGTCTGGAAGTACACGTGTTGCCCTGTCAAGAAGGTCCTTTTGAATGGATGTATAGTCTCGACTTGTGTAGTCATAATTGCTCATAGTGTGGACTCCTGCGTAAGGGTGTTAGGGTCTCCGAGGTAGACAGAGACTGAGCCTCTATCAAAAGGACCAATCTTGTAGGTAACGCCTACATTCAAAGATGTTTCGTACATGTCAGTCATACTAGAATCTGTTGGGGTAATGACTAAGTTTTCAATACCGACACCACTAACAGACCTTGCCAACTCTTCTAACCCATCCATTCGAAACTCTCCATAAAGAAGGTCATCAATAGGTTCAAATAATAGTTCTGTCATACCCGCACCATACGTAGGGCGCATTACACGCTCACCCTTTGTGGTTACTAAGACATCAGTAATACGTTGTTCAACAGCACGCCTAGCGTCGGTTGTTTGCGACACAGTCCCATTAGATGAGATGGAAAAGGGGGTTTTAAGTGCTGGCATAACGTCTCTCTACTATACCTTTTTTGGCGGTACTAGGCATATAACGACACCTTTGGATTGCTTGAAACCCATAAATCATTAACAATAATTGGTTCATCAGGAATAGTATAAGGCAAACCATTTGAAGTAATGAGTTCTTCATTAGTGGTTGAATCTCGCACAATAGATAATTCAGTGACATAGTTCGAGCGGGACACTTTTTGGGAAATTTTGGAAACTAGCCAAAACCCATCAAATTTAGAATCGTACTTATTTAGCCTGACCAATGACCCAACCATTACCTCAGGTATTCCTGTTGTGGATACTTGCGCATGGAATGGGGTTTGGTTACGCACGTGGGCACTACTTATGGATTGAACGGCTGATAGTGATACGGCGTTAACGGGTATTGAATCAGTAAACCTAGCGGGAAAGACTGTGCCTAATCCCATAGACTCTTCTTCATTTTTATACTTAATCAAGTTTCCGTCATTGTCTAACGTTTCAATAACGGAGTTGTTTGATGACCCATATGGAGTGTTACTTCCAAAAGTTCCATCAAACTCCATAACTCTACCGGGAGCAAATTTTGCGTTTGTTGAACTATCAGACAAAGTGGTTAATTCGGCGTAAGGCATGTTTCTAGACACCGCTTTGAAAGGGTCATAAACGTGTATATGCGAACCACTAATATGAACTCTATAACCTTGTGAGGTACATACCCTTACAAGAAACTCCACATCAGATTCATGGCTTTGAGCAAGTCTTGTAAAAATATAAGGGTTAGTGGGAACTTGGCAAGAATATTTGTATTCGTCACTAATCTTAGTTACTACTTGTCTAATAGTTACTTTTTCCCACACACGGCTTTTTTTTGGCTTCATATCATAAGAGGCACCAAAACAAGCAATAGTTGCAGATTGTATTGGGCTTTTATTATTAAGACCACGCCTTGTGATTGCTTTTGGTTCTACGAAAGCGACGTACCCATAGAATGATGTTTTTTGTGTAGGGCTGTACTCGATGCTTAAAAAAACAGGTCGGTTAATGTATTCTGTGACCAACTTTGGGATAAGACCAGAAACATGTAATTCGGCGTAGTCATGTTCATTTTCTGCTGACATTATGTGAATAGAATTTATGGCTGTGTAATCGACTTCTACTCCATCAATAATCATATTCACCTTTGGTGAATTAGGGAAAGCACTTTTAAAAATCATTCTGGAAGTCTGAGTACGTCACCAACCTGAAGCAAATCAGGAAAGGCTATGTGGGGGTTCATGTCTGCAATACGCCAATAAAGGGTAGGGTCCCCGTACATGTTTGTTGCCAACAAATCAAGGGTGTCTCCGTCACGAACCGTATACACAGTATAAGTAGTTGGAGAAATAGGTTTCCTGACAGAAACTACTTGCCCATCTTCAGCGATGGCGGTCGTATAGCGTGAAGATAGTGTAATCACAAATCCTCCCATTTTGTGGTTTTTGTAACCATAGAACCTTTTCTTGAAGCATAAGGTTTATCCGTAGTTGCATTAAATGTTGTAGTTAAGTTGCAATCAAATGCTTGGCTACAAGGAATACTTTCTCCAGATGTAGTCTGTACTGTAAAAATAATACGAAACTGAACTCTGTACTTACTAGTAGTGGTACTGTCTACTTTTTTTCCAGCAGGTAGGGCGTTTCCTACAAACTGCATTACAAGTGTGTCGCCAGTTTTGTCTTTTAAGTCTCCAATCCCCTCCGGGCCAAACGAGCCTGTTTTATAAATTGTTGCAAGAGTTTCGTTTTTTACAATGCCCATTGAGTTTCCTAAAGGGGTAGCGGTATTAGTATTACCAAGATAAGTAATTTTCCATGACGCCGAATAATCAATATCCTTAATAGAACCTCGTTTTAGTGTTTCTTTTAACTCTTTTGTTGGGTTTATTTTAAGTGCAATTGTCTGTATGTAATCGGCTCTTTCATATATTTGCCATGGTCCAATATTTTCACGAACCTCGTCACTTTCGTCAGGTGACCATACACTTCCTGTACTACCTCGTTTAACATTTTTTTGAAATAGGGCTTCACCTAGTTTTTCAACTGCGGCAACTTCAGGGTCAGAGTCTGTTTCACCTGCTTCTGTAAGAGCCTCTTGTGCCGCCTTCAAACCTTGTGCTAAAGACAAAGTAAGGAAAGTATCTTTTTTAGCAAAACCCATGTACATAGCCTGCATCTGAATACCGACTGTGCATTGAGTAGGGACCATGTTTGGGTTGAATTTATTAAATGTTACTGTTGTTGAAGTTATATACCCTTCAACCATAAACAAAGAAGAAAAAACAATACGAATAGGTAAAGAAACTAAAAAGGCAGAGTTTCCAAAGTTATTGGTGAGATTAGTTCTAGCATCGGCTTCATCAAACTTTGGTGGTATATCTTGCGAATCAGACGTACCATCCCCTGATGTTCCAGAGCCGTCTCCACCACCTGTAAAGGTAACACCGGGAATAGAGGTAAACCCTGTACCAGCATTATCAATTTTTACCTCTGTAACTGCTCCACCTGCGACAGTTGCAGTAAATTTGGCGCCAGTACCATTACCACCAGAAAGGGTAATTTCTGGGGCAGAGATGTAGCCAGTACCACCTTGGCTAAGGGTTATTGTTTTAATTTTACCCGCTTCAATAGTAACGGTTGCTTGCGCACTTGTATCTGGCGTGGTACCACCTGTACCTGCCTTTTCGGCGGCGGCACGCCTCGCCGCATTAACTGAATTAGCGTTAGTGATAACTTTATTAATTAAATCCATATTGATTCCTTGACCAATAATGTCATCAAAAACTATTAGGTCTGCAAGAACACCAATATCTGTAACAGCGCTATGGGGTATGTCAGAAGACGTGCCCTTTGCACCGGGCTTTAAGGGTAATACTGCCTTTGCCGTTGACTCAAGTACCTCTGAACCAGCCCTGTATTTTCCAGAGGCAATCTCTGCTTCACGATTAAATAAAAGGTCAAAAGCAAAGTTAGAGGTACCGGGCATTGGTTGTAACAACTGGACGGGGTCTTGGTTCATCCACAGTTGAACGTCTTGACGAGCCTCTACGTGTCGAACAATGGTGTCAGGGTTAAATTGAAAGTGCAAACGCCTCTTGGAAAGAGGTGAACCACCTTTAAATCCTTGCGAAAGCATTCTCATGTAGCCACGTTGTACTTTTTGAGTATGAGAACCAACTCTGTCTACTGGTTTTTTAGTAATTGGGTCAATGTCTGTTGCTAGGCTTCCAGATGCTGTCCGTAAAACTTTTGGAGGGTACAAGAAATCAGGGTTGTCCCCTTTTAATACTTTTCCTGCTTTTAAGTCGTTTCCTTCATAGTCAGCAAAGTTTGTAAATGCATTAGTTGCATAACGGTCAACAGCCATTAGTTTCTCCTCATCATTTCAATACGTAATTGACGTTCAATTGCACGCCCAGCCTCTTGCCCAATATGAGTTGGGTCAAAAGAACCAGTACCTGTATGGATAGTCACTGGTGCATGGATTGTGACCGAACCACCTTCAACGAAAGTAGCACCTCCGCCACCCCCCATTGAACGACCAACAGGCATAGGGTCACCACTACTTACCTGTTTAGCAATAGCCTGTGCCTTTGGATAGTAGGTACCAGCACGACCATATAAAGCATCTTTACCTTTGTAAGGACCCCAGTCATGGAAGGGGTCACGACCATGACCCTTGTTCCAGTTGTACATGTTTTTAGTAACACGGATGTTGGTAGCCGCATCAAAAAGGTCATCGTTTGATTTAAGGTTTTGAGACCTTCTACGACTAGGTCCTAAATCACCACGCATGTTAATTTGAAATAAACCATACGAAAGGTCTTTTGTTTTAGCATTATCATTACGAGAACCTGCGTTGTGGTTGCTTTCACGATAAGAAATAGCAATAGCCTTTGCAAGGTCGTCACCACGGAATCCTGCTGAGTAAAGCAGTTGAGCCACTTCTTCTGGCTTCAACTTTCCACGACGTTTAATTGAACTAGTTCCAGAGCCTGCACCCGTACGACGACCGCTTGCGCTAACCGCACCAGCGCCTCCGCCACCAACACCCTTAATGGTGTTCTCACGACTAGCAGTAATGCTATCCATAATGGATGTTTGATTAAGAGCAGACGACGCACCACCTCTAGAACTACTAAATCTATCGGGGGCTACACCATCTGAGATTCCTGCAATTCGTGCATTAGGGTCTGAGCGTTCGGATGAACCACCTAACCCCCACTTGGCTCCAGACTTTTCATACTCACTACGGCTGTTTGGAAGT